TGTGTGGGAAACGGTACTACGTCCTGCACTGGCTGACCAAAAAGGTGATGCTATGTTTATTGGTACACCGTTAGGTCGTAATCACTTTTACGAATTGTACAAGTACGGTGAGTTATCGGATGACCCTACCTACCAATCATGGCACTTTACGTCATACGATAATCCGTTACTTGACCCGGAAGAAATTAACATCGCTAAAAAGTCGATGTCTTCATATGCCTTCCGTCAGGAATTTATGGCATCGTTTGAAGCCCTTGGATCAGAAATCTTCAAAGAAGACTGGATCAAGTTTGTGGAAGAAGAGCCTGAAGACGGTGATTATTATATTGCTGTTGACTTAGCAGGCTTTGCAGACGTTGCCGGAAAGGCAACAGGAAAGAACAAAAAGCTGGACAACACAGCCATTGCCATTGTTAAGGCAAACACAGAAGGCTGGTATGTCGCAGACTTAGTGTATGGTCGTTGGGACGTAAAAAAGACGGCTAGAAAGATCTTTGAAGCTGTAGCGGCGTACGAGCCTGTTGCAGTAGGAATTGAGAAAGGTGCATTACGCAATGCGGTGTTGCCCTATCTGACAGATCTGATGAAATCCAATCAGAAGTTCTTCAGAGTGGAAGAGCTAACACATGGTAATAAGAAAAAGACTGATCGTGTCGTCTGGGCGTTACAGGGACGTTTTGAACACGGACAAATTACGATGCAGGAAGGAGAATGGACGGCAGAGTTTTTAGATGAGCTATTCCAGTTTCCCAATCCGTTAGTACATGATGACTTGGTTGATGCCCTTTCTTACATTGACCAATTAGCAAAGGTTTCTTACTACGTAGACTACGAAGAAGAAAATTTTGAATTTTTAGATCCAATAGCAGGGTATTAGATATGGACTATGAAAATCGCTCAACAGTTTTAGCAGGCTTAGAGAATTGGGTAATTAGCAAGTGCGACCAATGGCGTGACCATTTTGAAGCGAATTACGAACAGAAGTTTGATGAGTATTACAGACTGTGGCGTGGAATCTGGGCCGCTGAAGATACAATGCGTCAGTCAGAGCGTTCACGGATTATTAGCCCTGCCTTGCAACAAGCTGTTGAGTCTGCTGTCGCAGAAGTCGAAGAAGCGACGTTTGGACGTGGCAAGTGGTTTGACATCCGTGACGATGTACACGACGAAAACCCTGTTGATGTGATGGCTATCCGTAAGCAGTTGGACGAAGACTTCCAGCTAACACAAGTACGTAAAGCCGTTGCAGAATGTATCCTAAACTCTGCGATCTATGGCACAGGTATGGGTGAGCTTGTACTAGAACAAAAATTAGAAATGAAGCCTGCTACACAGCCTGTAATGGACGGTGCAATGTTATCGTATGGTGTTATGGAAACAGAGCGTTATGTAGTGAAGCTACGCCCTGTCCTGCCACAAAACTTCTTAATTGACCCTGTAGCAACATCTGTAGAAGAAGCACTAGGAGTCGCAATTGATGAGTTTGTTCCTAAGCATCTTGTTGAACAAGGAATTGAATCAGGGATTTATCGTCAAGTTGAATTAGAAGCTACATACACAGACACCAACCTAGAGGCCGATAAAGAAATTACAATGTATGACGACGATAAAGTACGTCTTACAAAATACTATGGGCTAGTGCCTTCTGAATTGTACTTTGATTCCATTACAGAAGGTTTAGAAGAAGAAGAAATTGAAGAACTAGATCGACCTACGACAGAATACGTCGAAGCCATTGTCGTTATTGCTAACGGTGGTCAATTGTTAAAGGTTGAAGAAAACCCGTACATGATGAAGGATCGTCCTGTTGTTGCATTTCCTTGGGACGTTGTTCCCGGTAGATTCTGGGGACGTGGCATCTGTGAGAAAGGCTACAATGCACAGAAAGCTCTCGACACGGAACTTCGTGCAAGGATTGATGCCTTAGCCCTCACTGTACATCCAATGCTCGCTGTGGACGCCTCACGGCTTCCTAGGGGTACACGGATGGAGATTCGTCCGGGTAAAACAATTCTCACTAACGGCAACCCTGCAGAAATTCTACAGCCGTTTAAGTTTGGAAACCTAGACCAGAACACCTTCAACCAAGCGGCGTCGTTGCAACAAATGGTGCAGATGGCTACGGGTGCAATTGATGCGGCAGGGATTCCGGGAAGTATTAATGGCGACTCAACAGCCGCTGGTATTTCTATGTCACTCGGTGCCATCATCAAGCGGCATAAGCGAACACTAATCAACTTCCAAGAGTCGTTCTTAATTCCGTTTGTGCAGAAAGCGGCGTATCGTTATATGCAGTTTGATCCTGAGATATATCCTGTACAGGACTACAAGTTTGTTGCCTCTAGCTCACTAGGCATCATTGCTCGTGAATACGAAGTGACACAGCTTGTACAGCTTCTGCAAACAATGTCGCCAGACAGCCCAATGTATCCGTTGTTGATTGAAAGCATTGTCGAGAACATGAATCTTGCCAACCGTGAAGAAATTATTAAAGGGCTACAGCAAGCTAATCAGCCTAATCCACAAGAAGCTGAGATGGCTATGCAGGCACAGCAGATGCAAATGGCTACACAGCAAGCACAGTTACAAGTGTACGAATCACAAACGGCTGAATCCCTCGCACGGGCTAGAAAGCTAGTAACTGAAACACAGTTTGTGCCTTACGACCATGAAACAGATCGTCTAAAGGTGCTTACCACCAACTTAGAACCGGGCGATCAAGACGAGAAAGAATTTGAGCGGCGTGTCAAATTGGCAGAGCTACTACTCAAAGAACGAGCCATCAAATCTGATGAGCGAATTGTAGACAAGCAAATGAGGGAAAATAATCTATGATTACCCAAGCTGATATTAATAAAATCCTTAAAGAACTGAACACAGTGTTAGAAAATGTTGACAAACGTTTAACGGCATTAGAAGAGCAATCTACGAAGCCAAGTGCGCCTGTCAAGAAGAAAGAACCTGTTCAGTCTTGACTTTTGGCACGATTTGTGCTAGAATAAATGTATAGACAACGCACCACACAAGGAGAATGTGTTGACACAAGAAGATGAAAAATACTACGAAGCCTATTTCGACTTATTCATCCAACCGGGTTGGAAGCAACTCGTACAAGAGCTAAAGGATATACTCGAAACATATCGAATAGAAGATATTGATAACGAGAATACGTTGGCTCGTGTGAAAGGCGAACGTAGTATGTTGTTTCGGCTTACCAATTTTGAAACAGGCTTAAAAGAAGCATACGAATCTATTTTGGAGTCAGAACGTGTTGAAACGGTTTGATTTCAAATGTACAGAATGCGGTCACATAGAAGAACAATGGGTGGAGTCCGATGAGAAACTCACCACTTGTTACGAGTGTGGTCACACAGCAGTGCGGATAATCTCTCCGATCTCTACGAAGTTTAACGGTGTTGGCTGGCCCGACGCCGATGATAAGTGGGCAAGAGATCATGAAAGAGCCGCACAGAAATAACACTTCCATAATGCTTTAATGCACGGAGTAATAATATGGCAACATTAATTGAGCGTCCTGAAGAAGACGAAAACGAAGAGTACGCAACTCTTGAACAACCTGAAGAACTAGCTCCTGAACAGCCTCAAGACGAGACACCTGAACAGGAAGATGCACTACCAGATAAGTATCGGAACAAAGACATTAAAGACATTGTTCAGATGCATCAAGAAGCTGAAAAGCTACTAGGTAAGCAATCTTCAGAAGTCGGAGAGTTACGAAAAATCGTTGATGATTTCGTCAAAACTCAGACACAACTCAGTTTAGAAAAAGAAAGCCCACAGGCGCAGGATGAAGAAATCGACTTCTTCTACGATCCTCAAGCCGCTATCAATAAGGCAATTGATAGGCATCCTAAAGTAAAGGAAGCGGAGCAATATACACAACAAGCTCGCCATGCGACTATTGTGAATCAACTCCAGTCTAAGCACCCAGACTATGGCGACATTGTTCGTGATGAAGAGTTTGGGAAGTGGATACAAGCTTCTAAAGTACGTACAGAATTATTTGTACGGGCTGATAAGCAATTTGACTTTGACAGTGCTGACGAATTATTAACACTCTGGAAAGAGCGTCAACAAGCCGTAAGTACAACAGAGACAATGCAAAAAGCCGACAGGGATCGCCAAGCAAGAGCCGCTTCTACTGGTAGTGCGAAAGGATCTGGTGAAGCACCAAGTCGAAAGATTTATCGTCGTGCCGACATTATTGAACTCATGCAAAAAGATCCTAAGCGTTATAATGCAATGTCTGATGAAATCATGAAAGCATACGCTGAAGGTCGTGTTAAATAATCTAAGCATTAAGGAGCTTATAAAATGGCACTAGGCACAAACCACGTCACCAATACTACGGCGGCAACTTTCATCCCCGAAATTTGGTCTGACGAAATCGTAGCGGCATACGAGAAGTCACTCGTACTTGCCAATCTTGTAAACCGTATGCCAATGACGGGCAAGAAGGGTGATACTATTCACATCCCTAAGCCTACTCGTGGCAATGCATCTGCTAAGGCGGCTGAAACTCAGGTAACACTGATTGCGGCTACTGAGTCAGAAGTACAAGTCTCTATAGACCAGCATTACGAGTATTCTCGTATGATCGAAGACATCACAGACGTTCAGGCGTTGTCTTCACTTCGTCAGTTCTACACGTCTGACGCTGGTTATGCACTTGCAAAGCAGGTGGACACTGACTTGTTCGCTCTGGGTAAGTACCTTGGCGACGACAACGGATCAGGCTCTGACTGGATTCACAGCAATTCCTTCTACATGGATGCTTCTACAGGCCTCACAGCCTATGCAGTAGACACTGTAGTTCCTGCTGATATCTTCTCAGACGCAGGCTTCCGTGCCGCTGTTAAGCAACTCGACGACAACGACGTTCCTATGGATCAGCGTTTCCTCGTAGTTCCTCCTTCAGTCGTACAGACTATTCGTGGCATTGATCGCTACAACTCTTCAGACTTCGTATCTGGACAGCCTGTAGTCAATGGCAAGATTGGTCAACTGTATGGTATTGACGTGTACGTTTCTACCAACTGCCCTGTGACTGAAACAGCCGCTGAAAACGCCGCTACCGGTGGTGGCGAGTTAAAGGCCGCTATCCTCGGTCAGAAAGACTTTGCAGTCTTTGCAGAGCAAATGGGTGTTCGCACTCAAACTCAGTACAAGCAAGAATTCCTTGGTGACTTGTTCACTGCCGACACTCTCTACGGTGTCAAGGTACTTCGTCCTGAGTCAGCTTTGGCATTGGTCTTCAACGCCTAAAGCACTACTGGGGAGTCTATTCAGGCTCCCCTTTCTTATTCTAATCTGGAGAGACTACATTGGCTATCTTTCGTGGTACAGGTGGTGCAGGTGACGCTAGCGCAAATGTCACAATCAACCAAGTTACAGAGAAAGCATTAGAGGCAGAAGCCTCAGCAACCAATGCCGCCTCTTCAGCTTCGTCAGCCTCAGATAGTGCATCTGCGGCGGCAACGTCCGCTAGTAATGCGGCGACTTCCGCAACATCAGCGAGCAACAGTGCAACCGCATCAGCGAGTAGTGCAACTACAGCAAGTACAGCCGCAACAGCGGCTCAGAATGCTCAGACTGCCGCAGAAGCGGCTCAAACAGCGGCAGAGACTGCAGAGACTAATGCATCTACTTCAGCCACGTCAGCGGCTTCTAGTGCAACCTCAGCGGCATCTTCAGCATCTGCGGCAAGCACAAGTGAAACGAATGCGGCCACTTCTGCAACTGCATCTTCACAAAGTGCAACTTCATCAGCTACGAGTGCAACTAATGCATCAACAAGTGCGAATACTGCTCAAACATACGCAAGTAATGCATTAACCTACTCAAACAATGCTTCCTCTGCACAGACAGCGGCAGAATCCGCTAGAGACGCTACACTAGCCGCTTATGATAACTTTGATGATCGTTACTTAGGGACTAAGGCTTCTGATCCATCAACTGATAATGATGGTAATGCATTAGTTGCAGGTACGCTGTACTTTAACAGCACCGATGGAATCATGAAACTCTACAATGGCAGTGCTTGGGTAGCCGCTTATGTATCTGTAGGGTCTTTAACAACTGATGATTTGACGGAAGGCTCTACAAATTTCTATTACACAGACGCACGAGTCGGTTCATATCTGACAACAAACTCTTACGCTACACAGAGCTATGCTGATGACTCTGCATTGGCACTCGCAATCGCACTAGGATAGGACAATGGCAAACACGTTCAAGAATTACA